CACTTTACAACCATCACTTACTTTACTTTGATCAGTCAAGTTATCGCTGCGTATTATGAATACCAACAACCCTCAATGTTTCGACCAAATGGTCGAAGCATTGACCGCCTACCAAGGCGAGGTTCCTTTCCCTCTCGGGAGGAACGACATGGTGAACTACAAGGAAGCGTCTTTTCCCAAGGCGGATGTCTTGTGCGGCATAACGAATGTCGCGGGGATGCTTGGGAAGGAGAGCGACAGTGTTTGCTCGTATGGGGTCGATTCCTCGATGTGGAGCTTTGGGAATGGTGAGTATGAGGCATTCAAAGAAGAACTGGGAAATGACTCCGTGATGACAGAGCATCACATTTTGGCGCAAGCCAATGTTTCGGGTGGTCGATCAGCCACTATGCATAGCGAAGCGTCAAAGACTTCGCTAGATAAGGCTACGAGGATGGCCGCTAGCATAGCTGAGAGGTGCGCTTATGGTGCCATCAAGGATGTCGAAGACATCAGGATGACAGGCACATTGGGCACTGCCATCGATGTGCAACTGGAGAAGCATGTCGGGGATATGCGAAAGGAGACAAGGAAATTGTTCACGAAGACCAAGAAGGGATGGCGTATCGATATCACGTCGCTTGTAAAAGAAACGTATACCGAGGTAGTGGCATTCATCGCCACAGCATCGTACCTGGCCAATCCCATGTACTCCTTGACGGTGGCGAAATCTCGTGCTGCGCACCTTGACGAAGCCATCGAACAGGTGAAGAAAGCCAATGCGGCAACCTTCACCGTGAACGTGCGAGAAGTTCCGCAGTCGTACGGAAAAGGGGTTCTAGCACCCGGGAACCCGTGGGTGCAGGGTTATCAGTGGCGCAATCTGGAACGTGTGACACTGAATGATAGTAGTGACGTCGAAGTCTACTACGAGTTTTTGTTCAGGTTCGCGTCGGCGAAGCTCAGCAACGTGGCTTGGGCGGGCGCTAAGGACTTGAGTCGCGCCGCCGAACATGCTGCGCTTTACGAACCGACTCCGATGTTTCGTAGCTTTATGCAAGCTAGATATGCAAGCAAGGCAGGACTAACGATGACGGAGGAAATGTACGCGACACGCATGCGCAAACTGGACGGGTTGATGCGGGACACCACCCCCCAGACCGGCTTCATGGCGCACGTGGCTAGTCTCAGGCAGGAGATAAACGCCACCAACATCGACCCGTACCTGACGGCTTCAGACGCCGAAAAGCAGCTCGCGTCGGAATTGCTCGTTGAAATGCAAGGCAATCGCCAGTGGGGTGAGCAAATCCCCGGCATCTCAATTGCCCTCAAGGGAATATTGGGCGTCGAGGAAAAAATGGTAAAGAGCGGAGAGAATATCATTGACCCGACGACTGAGGCTAACAACGCGATTGCCGACTTGGCAGCATACGATGTGGCCATCGAAGACTTGAGCGCCATCCTCCCCGGTGAAGGGAGCAACAAGATGGTTACAAGTTCGCCGAAGATCACGCCGCCGAAAAGGAAGGCTTCGGAGAAGTTGACTCGCAAGCCAACTGTCACCATCCAAGCCCCAAGTGACAAGGCCGAGCAGGAGAAGGCTAGTGCGCGCAAAGATGACGTTGGGGAGAGTCGATGCGCCAAAGCTGCTCCTGCACGGAAATCATCCGTGCATCCGGGGACAAGTGGATTGTCGAATACTAAGATGTATCCACAAACCAGTCAGGCGGAAGGAATTACGCGCCCTGTCGAAGATGTCGGAAGCGTGGTAGAGTCGCGCAACAATTCAGGCAAGAAGACTCACTGGCACAAAGCGGCATACGGTGCGCTGATGGTGGTGACTCCTACTGATACCAAAGGAACAGCCGGAGGATTCGTCATCGTGAAGTCGATTGAAGTCGACAAAGGAACCATGACGGTGATCACTTCGGCGTCCAGAAAGGAATTGCTGCGCAGTAGCAAGAATTTTGCGCTAACGACCATGCAATCGGAGGGAGGAGCCATCGCATACGCGACGTTGATATCTCACCGCGCGTCAGGATCAATCGGCACCATGACGTTTTTGTGCAGCGGGAAGAGGTGGCCAGAAGAAATGGTCACTCACTACGCCAATAGCCTGAAAGAGAACATCAGGTCACTGGCCACGAAGCACGACGATGATGACGAAGTGACACTCTTCTGGAATGCCAACATGCAGAAAGTCAGATCCACGACTATCGCATACGGGAAGTTGACAGCCAGCAACCTCATCGAACAGGTTAATTCCAAATCCGAAGATCCAGCTTTGTTGAACGGATTGAGCGGTACCCCCATGATTGCGTCATGCAACGATCAATTCTTCGTCGCGGGCGTGTTCATCGGCACAAAACGCGATTCCAAACTGAAAGGCGAGTCGCCGTTCACTTTGATGTTCGCATCATTGGTCGGACCTGCCGGAGGCAAGGCTGTGGGCGTGATCGACAAGGAGGCGCTGAGAGGTATGCAAGAATGTTATGACCCATCCAGGCCAGCACCTGCGCAAGAGTGGCTGGCAGGTAGACGACCGCCGACACTCCTTACCAGCCGTGCCGCATTACCCGGCGTCGCGAGAAAGTGGCTAATGTTTATGATGTTTTTCATGCTCATCAGCACCATCGGAGCGGTCGATGTCATGAAGTGCGAAAGGTTGGACGTGCCTTCATCACCCCTGGTAAGGGTGGACTGTGCGGACAGAGGAGTGTCAAAAGAGTACGAGATGATCAATACGGTCGGCGCATCTGCCGCGTTTAGGAAATACTCGCTGGTTTTTGACACTATACATCAGTTGTTCATGGGCATATCTGGATTGCACTCGTCCGCAGTGGGATACGGCGTGATTTATGATATATCCCTGGTCATGCCTACTACCCTGATGAAAGAGGGCGGATCAAAATTTGCCATAGCAGCTACCACCAACGGCAGGAAATACAAGCTGTATCCCCAAGAGGCATTCACGATATGTGCTCAAGCGCATTGCTGCTCCTTTGATGTGGTACGGGGACGTGTTGTTATGAGATGTAATCGGCCTGGCACGTATGCCGTGAGAGTAATGGGTCTGGTAGTTGGCAAAACCGTGTTGCGTGGGCCAGAAGGCGACGATACCAGATTGTATGCGGTAGCATCTAACGATGCCGATGCCAGCATGATGACGTGCTCACCACGTGTCAGAGAACATGCTTCGATAGACACTATTGCATTCGGCAATCGCACTTTCGTGGGTAAAATAGAATGTTCACACTTCACGGCATTCCAGTTTGGAGAAACGGTGTCGAAAGCGAACGAAGATGAATACTTTAGGAAATCTATCTCTCATTCCGATGAGTTAACCACTCTCAAAGCCGACGTCATCACTAACTTGGTCATAATAGATGATGCTTACGTCTACAAGTACGGGGAGTGTTATGATGGTTTCACCAACGCATTGCCAATATCTGCTGATGGGAGAAATTGGGTGTACGCCACGTTTGGAAGAGGTAAGGACGATCTCAGCGTCTATTCGAAGATGGAAGTGAAGAAGCATGAAACCGACTTGGGAATCAAGGACACGTTCCTAATGACTCACTTCTCTGCCACCGAAGCCCTCATGGCTGGCGGTTCGGTCGAATTGGGCGATAGTTCGCTGATCATCTACATTTCCACCGAGCACGCTGAGAATTTCTTCCTGACCACAACCACATTCAATCCTGCCGTGTCTGGGGCTAAACATAGCTCTTCTGCCATGGCCATGCTACTTATGATGATGTCAAAATTCCGCAGAGCGCAAGTGTACGACAACGCCCATGATGTATTGTGCGAGGACTCCAATTGCCTAATTGCTGCGACACAGGATGGGGATAATGTCATAACCTATATGAAGTCATTAGCCCAGATCAAAATGTACACAGTACTGTTCATCATACACTTCAGCGGCAGGCAGCCAAAGATCATAATGATGCAAGTGAGCGGCAAACGTAACGATGGTTCCTACGCCCACGCAATGGCCATAGCTTGCACCAGAGTTAGCACTTGTCACTATGTGAGCGATCAGGCCTTGCAAACACGCAACTATCTCTGCGGACGCAACGTCAGAGACAACCAAGGATTGTTTCTAACAAGATTCCGACTGGAAGAAGTCACATCAGGCAGCGGATCAATGATCACTATGAATAGAGGAGACAAACTGGTGGTAGTCGACGGTACCGTGCGAGTGACGCATTATTACGTGAAAGCCACAGACAAAGTCGATAATGGACATGTAGGGGGATTCATGAAATGTCATGCACGAGCATCTAAGTACACACTCATTTGGCGTGACGACGGAGAATTGTTGCACTACAGCATCGAATGGACCGGCAAATATTCCCTGGCAGTCACAGCCCAAAACAATTACAATCAGACACTATCATGCAATGGCATGTGCGATTTTGCCACACCACTGTGCGACGTGACGTACTACATACAAATCGATGCAGGAACTCCATTCACTTTCTTCCACCCGTGCCGCGACTGCTCTAGACTCGCGCCTGCCGCCAGGGCCAAATGCATGGGTCAACACCACTCAGAAATCGGCGCTATAATAATGATTTCCATATCAGCGGCTATGTGGGTGATTGTGATCCTTTACCTGATCATACGATTCGTCAAGCAACGCAGTATGAGGCTATCACAAAACAAAGCTGCTGCAATCATCCTGGGAACTAGTCTTCCCTTAGCTCCATCTGCGAACGCGACATCAATCGTCACGGAATCAATGCGCAACGACGGATTCATGGGTGATGTGGAAGCGTTCGTCAGCAAGTATGCCATGGCAGGCGTTGTCATCACAATAGGCTTGCTTGTACTGTTCATTGGATCGCTGTGCGTGATAAAATGTAGGCCAAAGAGGAAAAGCATCTCCATTCGGCAGTCTAAACGCAGGTCGAAAACAGCTCTCGTCATGCTCGCCGTGATCTTTTGCGGAGCAGCTCTGCCTGCGGCTGACGCGGGACTGGCAACTAGTAGAACACCCGGTGTGGCTAATGTGCAATCGAGCTCGGCAGCCAGCGACATCATCGCTGGGAAATTCGGAGCTCTGAATCAGACTCATGCCGAAATTGATTACATCTCCATCTCTGGAGCACTGCCACTCGGATATATGACCGATGAAGAAACGATGATAGTCGGCGGTGATACAGTGGCTTCGATGCCAATCACTTTACAAGTGATGGATGTGATCACCAATTACTCGAAATCTTTGGACTATTGGACATGTGACTACAAAGCTAGGATAACATATACCAATTATGTATGCGCAGGCAATATCAAAAGCCCAACGTACAGGCCAGATCCAGAGGCACCAGGTGTAGCCACCGATCGCAGTTCCGTGTGGGCTGTTCGATCACCAGTGTATAGCACGCTCTCATGTGGGTGTTTCACCAGCGGCGAATATAACACGTTCGTCCAACACGTCAACAACTACCCAATGCCGACATGCAAACACGACTTTGCCGAGATATACGATATCACCATGTCATCTATCAGCGTCAAGATTAATGTGCAGTACGGAAACAAGTCCATGCAAGTGGTAGCTAAGACCGGCACCACGGTCCAACTCGATGATGGGATAGTGTTGAAAATTGGTCAGCCCAGCACCATACATGATAGCCTGCCCAAACGAGTTACGCTATACAATGCCCAATTATACAGTGCTCAGAGCGCCATCTATGGACAAACCAAAGCAACATACTTTGGAGACAGTGGGTCGAAATCGCCTGATAAAGACGTGAAGAAGGATTGGTTCGCAGCCACGGACAAAATCTCTATCGCATATCCGGGGTGCTACGATGATACAGCATCTTACACGTCATCAGAAAGCGGATTCGCTAGATGGAAGCGTAGCGACAAAATACTGGTCGGAAATACGTTGGGAATGGGCTGCAAACTGGTCATGGGCAAAGAGATCCAGGTCACTCATTGTCGAGTGGGAAACATTCCGTACACTCTTACCGCTAAGAAGATAGTGGTAAAATACAATTTTGAAACTCCTAGATTGACGCTGAGATGTAAAGCTGACAAATCCATATATGCACTCAATTACGGAGGAGTCATAACCTGTGACACGCACGCAGATCGAGCCGGCACCTGCGACATTCTATGCCTGGTACCGTCCAGCAAAGTAGCGGTCCATGTGGAGTCTGGACAAAACCAGATTGAATTTAGAGTCACATTGAAGAAAAAGAATTTCGAGTTCAACTGCGAAATATGCGGCACCAAGGTATCGCTGAACGGGGTAGCATCGCCACCTCCGCTGGAGAAGACAGCGAAAGTGTATGTCAAAGACGGAACCACCGATCGTGTCCGCAATCAATACCGCGGTGCGGATCAAAAATGGACTGCGCGGACGCAGAAATACCTGGGCATCTTCGGACTGTTGGGAATCAGCGTTACGACTGTTATCATAGTCGCATGCATATTCTGCGGACCAGCCCTATTCAATTTGATAATAACGGTCGTGAATTCTTGGTGTGAGTGTTTCAGACGCACAAATGAATTGGTGGAAGGGGATGCCGAAGACGCACGCCGAGCTAGCATTCACACGATGCATCCCGGAGCAGCACCAGACCGTTTCACTGATGTAGCATCACAATTGACGATATTCAATAAGCGGCAAGAAAAGCAAGATATGCTGGACGAAATGGCTAGCATGATATCTGAACACTCTCAATCACCTTCATTGTACAATCAGGCGGTGGCTCGAGAGTATACTGATCGTCAGCCTCCCGAATACGCTAGTAGAGAGGCCTCATTCGAACCCGCTGTCAGAAGTGTCGACGATTACATGGAAACTCCGCGCCGCACATCAAGAAGCAGCAGAAAGAGATCTAACTTACACACTTGAGGGCACGCAGCGATTTCGCGGCATTGTCCCCATAACCATATCACCATCTTACATGCAGAAAGACTCCAAGTCACTAATCACGGTTTTCGGAAATTTTTCTCTACGGATGGTACACCAATAGAAAGTAAGCACCTGATGGTCATTACATGACCTTCAGGCACCATCCACGCATACGCACACGGAGAAGAGATATACATCTTCACTAAATTGTGACATGCACAACACATAACCTATGATGACATACTTATTGTCCCTGACATCTAGATTCAATAGAATCCTTGACGCAATGAAATTCATTGCGTCTTAACGCCATTATGGCGGGG